TACGGCGGCTCGTCCTCTTTTCCCGCCCATACTACGCTGTTCTTATCTACTGCCTGTCCCAGCAGCTCTGCCAGCACTTCCGGCGTAAGGTCTTTAATTCCCAGCTTAAGCGTTCCGCTTGCAAACTCCGTGACGCTCTCGCTTAATGTGTCGTCTGCATACAAGCTGCCGTCTGCTGTCTTTACGGATAAATCGGCGCTCATTGCCTCTGCCATTTTCTTAGGTGTCCCGTAGCTCTCTGCTCCGTCTGCCTCTGTGCATACGGCGTAATATAAATCTTTCAGTCCCAGTGTCATTGTTTAATCACTCCTCTTTCAAAATCTCGACTGTGATAGGCACTAACCAGTACCCCGTTTCTGTTTCGTAGCTTTCTGCGTCTATGCTGTTGATATAAACGCCTGCTGCTTTCAATACCTCTTTTGTCTTATCAAGCTGCGCCTCAAAATCGCCCTTATGGAAAAGCGTAACTCTATACATTTCCCTGCGCTCTTTCTCTTCGTCGTCTGCATTTACCGCAGGCGTACCCAGCAGCCGCAGAAACGTATAATATGCGTCTGGCTTATCCCGTCCAGTGTAAACGCCTCTCTGGGCTGGCAACCCTGCGCTTTCTAAAATCTCCTGTATACTCATTCGCCTGTTTCACTCTCCCATATACTGCGCTGTGCCTCTACTACCTTTTCGTGCGCCTTTTCGTTTGCCACTGTCATATAAGGGCGTGCAGCGTGGCTACTTGTGCCGTACTCTGCCACAAAGCCGATTGTTGCATAGCGCACCTTGCTTTTATCTCCTTTTCTGTCGTTTCCATGCTTTGCCCGTCCCTGTGGGTATATCTCTACGTATTTCTCCGTATCGTCGCCCTTTACGTCCGTAGCTTTTATGGAATTGATAAAACCGCCCGTTTCATTCAGTCCCATTGCCTGTGCCTCTGCTCTCTGTGCCTCTATCAGCACATCAGCACCAGCTTTAAGCATTTTGGGGACTGCCTCAACTGTAGCCGCCTCTCTCCGGCTGAAAGCGTCTATAATATCTTCCAGCCCGACTGTGTTAAACTCTCCCATGCTTACACCTCGTTTCTGTGGCGTAAATCTGTAAGCGTAAGCTCTATGGTGTCTGTTCCTGTATCGTAGGTCTTAAGTACAAAATAGCGCCGCCCGTTTACTTCTACTACGTCCTCGCCGCCATAATCTGCCTTGTGTACCTCGTACTTTGCCTCTACCAGTTTTCCTGTCTGCTGGCTCTTAAAATATTCACTGTACCCTACTGATTTTTTGTTACAGAATACAGTGCGGGTGCTTTCTTCCGGCTTTACTGCAAAGCCGTTTTTATTTACCCTGTTTTCTGCTGTTGTTTCTGCAATAAGTGTTAATTCGTCCAGCCACTCCACCGCTTTACACCCCACTTTCTGTGCTGTTGGTGTCCGTTTCGGACACTTGCGGCGCTGTGTTGTATTCTGCTGATAAAGATAAGCGCATTTTAAGTGCGTCGTATGACTTTCTAAATTGTTCCGCAGCATTGTTAAAACCAAACTCTGCCTTGCAATACAGTGTAATTGCTCTGATAATCAAACCGTCTGTCTCTTTTATCACTTTTACGCCGTCGTTTTCCATATCAGCTTTGCAGGCGGCTATACAGTCGTTTATTTCCTCTGTGATTTTCTCACTGGTGCTGCTGATACGCAGCGCCGCCCGCATTTTCTCGGTTAATGTTGTGGTATCTGCTGCCATAGCCTGCACCCTCTTTCTTACTCTTCTATTACTGCTGCTACGCCTGCCTCTTCCAGAACTGCTGCACGTTCTCTGCTTACTGCGTATTCGTCCCCAGTATCCTTAATCTGGTTTAATTCCTTGTCAAGGAAACGGCGCTGTGCTTTTACTTTTACAAGCTCTGTGGCTGCCTCTTCCTCTTCGGCTTTCGCTGCTGCCTCTGCTGCCGCCTCTTCCGCTGCTCTTTTATCCTCTTCTGTAAGCTCGCTTTCGTCCGGTATGTCTACCTCAACCGCTGCGCAGCGTGTAGCAATTTCTTTCTTTGTTCCCTCTGCATCTACACCCAGCTGCTTTGCCAGTTCCTGCAAATCTTCTTTCTTGTAGCTTTCCAGTTCTTTAGCGTCTAAATACCCTTTCATGGTCTACCTCGCTTTCTGGCAGCCAGTGTTTATACACCAGCTGCCTTGTTAATTACACTGCCTCGATTTTCTTTACAACTACAAGGCTGTTTTTGTCTACTACCTTGCCGTCTACAAGCATAATGCCCTTTGTAATCTGGTCGTCTGTGTCGTTGTCCTCATACTTCTTTACGCCCATAGAGTAGTTTGTATTAAGCACGTAGTCCTTGAAATTGAAAAGGAATGCAAAAATTGTATCTTTCGCAAGTGCTGCGCTGTAGCTTGCTACGTAATCGCAAAGTACAACTGTTCTGCCTAAAAGCGTTCTCTCCGGCTTTCCAGATGTTCCATAGTTCACTTTTGCGATAGGCTGCCCGTTCTTATCGGTCATGCCTACATACTCCATAAAGGTCTTTTTACTCATGCACCACACAGCGCCATTTTCATAAGCCATAGGTAAAGCACCCTCTGCCTTAATCAAATCGCTGTAAGACGGTGCGGCGCTCTCGATTGTCTGCCTGTCGGCTGGTGTCTCTGCTAAAATTCCTTTCGGTTTTCCTGTTCCGTTTCCGTCAATGATTGCCTGCTCTAACGCTTTTGTCATTGCCTCAACAATATTGTTAATAAGCAGTGTTTCAAAAGCGCTGATTGCCATTGTATCTACTTCCAGAGATACGGCTACTGCACAGCGCAGCTTATGGTATGCAAAAGTAATCATTCCGTCTTTTGCAATATTCTTTTTCTGCTTGTCGCTGCCTGCTCCCTCATTTACCCATGTTGCAGTAGGCTTTACAGTAGATACGGGGATAGAAACGCCGCCCTTGTATGCAGTTCTGGTTACAAGGGCTAAAATCATTCCTGTGCTTTCCAGTTTCTCTACAATCTGGTTAAGCACTGTGGTAGGAATAACTGCGCCTACGTCCGTGCTTTTGCTTACTGCATCTGCTCTGTACTC